GAACCTCTCCTTCACTGTGCGCGGTGACGCGGCGCTCGCTCTCGGCCAATACCGCCCCGGTGACTGGGCGGCGCTCGATGTCTCCGATGGGAACCTCTATCTCCCCGAGGGTGCCATCGGAATTCGCATCACCGGCATCAGCGGGGACGAGACGGGGAACGATATCAAGATCGAATGCGAACTTGGTGAGTCCGCATGAGCGGCGGATACCGGGGCGGTCAGCCGCCGACCGAATTGGCCGGCCTCATCCTCGAGCTCGAGCAGATTGGTCGTCGCCTCGATACGCTCGAGCGACCCTCGGGCGAGCAGCTCGCCCAGGTCGTCGAAGAGCTCACCGCGCTCGTCAATGACATCCAGGCCCAACTCGACGACTACATCGCGAACGGCACCTACAACAAGGCGCAGATCGACGCGAAGATCGCGTCGCCCGGCAACATCGCGCCCGGCAACGTGACCGCATCCGGCACGGTGAGCGGCGCCTACGGCGGCGACTTCTCGGGCGGGCTCCGCTCGACGGGCGCCTACGCGACGAACCTCTCAGGCGGCGGCGCCTACAATGCGGCGTGGATCCACCTCGACGGGCGCGTCGGCTACGTGCCTTCCTCGCGCCGCTTCAAGACCGACATCCGGCCCGCCCGCTTCTCGGTTGCCGACGTGCTCAGGCTCGAGGCGTTCTACTACCGGTATATCGCCGACGTGCCCTATAGCCAAGAGCTTCAGCCTGAAATGCTCTCGCTGCTCGCTGAGGACTCCGAGGCCGCCGGCTTCCCGTGGCTCGTCACCTACGACGAGGAGGGCAAGCCATTCGGCGTCCGCCACGACCTCGTCGCCGGCGTCGTGCTCGAGGGCATGCGATCCTTTTACGCAGAGTTCCAAGACCTCGCCGCCGAAGTTGCTACCCTTACGAGTGACAAAGGCGCCGACGACCAGGGGGAATAGTGGCCGACGAAGAGCCCATGACGCTAGGCGAATTGGGCCGACTCATCCGCGGCCTCGCGCAAGAGGTTCGAGATGACCGTCGCAACTACCTCGCCCTGCAAGTCTGGGAGGTCGAGAAGCGGGCGCTCGAGGAGAAGGATCGCGCGAAGGGGCGCGAGATTGCCCAGCTTCGCGCGAGCATCGACGGTATCGAGTCGGCAAAGGATCACGAGCACAAGGCGCTCGGCGACCGACTCCAAGCCCTGAAGGATGACGCGCACCTAGCCGCCGAGCAGGCGCGCAAGGATCGCGCGAAGACGTGGACGGCGATCGGCCTCGCACTACTGGGCACGGTGCTCTCGGTCATCGGCGGCTTCACGCTAAACTCGCTCATGCAACTCGCAGCAGGAGGGTGACCCGTGCCCGAGCAGCCCGATACCGTACCCCTGGCCGAAGTACCCGGGGCGCAACCCACGCCGCGGGCCACGACCGCGTGGCAAGCCTTCGCCGGCTTGATCTTCAGTGCTATCGCGGTCATCCTGATCGGGCTCCCGATCTACCTCGCCGCGTCGAACGCCTCGCAGCGGGCGACGATCGCCGAACTCTACGACGATCTGGCCGCGAGCCAGGCGAACGGCGAGAAGCTCTACGCGCAACTCATCGAACTCGGCGAGCGCCCCGAGGGCGACGCGCCCGACGATGTCGTCACCTCGTCGCCTCCCGGCGAGCGCGGCCCGAGCGGTCCAGCCGGCGACGAGGGCAGGATGGGCGTGCCTGGCGCCGCCGGCCCCGAGGGTGCGCCCGGGACCCCCGGCGCGCAGGGGCGAGACGGGACGAACGGTGCACCCGGGCCAGTCGGCCCGCAGGGTGAGCCCGGCCCGGCCGGTGCCGACGGTGCGCCCGGTGCGCCCGGTGCGCCCGGTCCGCAAGGTGCGCAGGGTCCGCAAGGTCCGCAGGGTGAACCGGGCACGAGCGGGGCGGTCGAGTCGTACTCGTTCACGATGCTCGGCGTCACCTACGTCTGCCAGATCAACGGCACCCCGCCGCCCTACTCCTACTCGTGCGAGCCGTCGCTCGGGTAGAATGCCCGCATGACGAATCCCAGCGCACAGACGCCCGGCCCGGATCACCTCGCGATCAAGACGAGCGCGCAGAACGTGACCCTCGGCCCGGCGAAGGCCGTCGTCGGCTACGTCGCCGGCGCGCTCGTCGGTGGCCTCACCGCACTCGGCACCGCGCTCGCCGACGAGCACGTCACCGCCGGCGAATGGGTGAGCGTCGCGCTCGCCTTCATTATCGGCTCGGGCGTGACGGGTACCGCGGTCGCGCTCAAGTCGACGACCGTCACCTTCAAGTAGAGGCCGAAGCCTAGAACGGGGCATCCCCGTCGGGCTCGACCCATACGCGCCAGGCCCCACGCTTGCCCGGAATGCTCTGTGATCCCGTCGGCAAGTAATGGGGCCTTCCGCATGCATCGTCGGAAACGGTGCTCTTTCCGGGCCCGCTTCGCCGCTCTGAGGCTTTCGCGGCATCCGTGACCACGAGGGCGTCGAAGTCGTCCGAGGCGTCAGGCGGGCGCTGAGCGCCTCCATCGTCAGGCATGAGAAGCGGCTGCTCGGCCGGCGTCACCCATGCGCCCGAGGCGGGCGGCGTATTCATGTAGTGCCAGAGCGACGAGGCGATCGCGAGCGAATCCCACGCCGCGCCCATGAGCTCGTGGTTACAGCGCGAGCAGAGAAGCCCGCGAACCGCGCCGGTCTTGTGATCATGGTCGACGGCCAGGCGCTTCGACTTCGGCCGCGCGCCGCAGATAGCGCACCGCCCCTCTTGCGCCTCGAGCAGCGTCGCGTAGTCGTCGCTCGTGATGCCGTAGGTCTTCGCGACCATCGCCGCGTGCGAGCGAGCGCTCGAGCATGCGCGGCAGGCCGTCGCGCCCTTGCTGAAGTCTTCGAGGTCGCGGAAGCTCTGGCATCCGGCGCACCACGAGGTCCCCGCCGGCGCGAGAGCGACGATGCTCTTCGAGCGCTTGCGGCGCAACTCCTCGGGCACCATCGCCAAGCGCCGAGCCGCCGCCGCCACCTGATCGCCGATCGGCTCGTGTCTGAGTTGACACGTCAGGCAACGGTGACGGCCCGGCGCCTTCGGGCGTCGGCCGCACTCCTTACAGGGCTGCGCCGCCATTGTCGGCCTTCACGAGGGTCGCGACCTTCGCCTCGATCGTCACGGCGCCCGGCTCGTCGGGGTGCTCACCGATGAGCACGACCGTCTTGCCGAGAATGTCGCCGCCCTGATCGATGAGCGCATGCAACGCCTGGTCGACGTGCAACATGACGAGGTCAACGAGGTCGACGCCCTTCTCCTGCGCGGCGACGATCGCGTCGTGCTCGATCGAGATACGCGACACGGCGGCAACGCCCTGGGCGGCGAGCTCGCGCTTCACGTTGCGATTCGAGCGGCGACGCTCTTCGCGGTTCACTTCTTGGCCGCCTTCTTCTTCGCGGCCTTGCGCTCGGCCTCGCGAGCCTTCAGCGCGGCGAGGGCATCCTCGGCGGCCTTGTGCTCGTCGCCGTCGAAGTCGTCATCGAGGTCTTCCGCGAGGTCGGCGACGGCCGGCGGCACGTACTCGGGGAGCGTCGGCGGCGTGACGCCGTCGCCGAGGACGGTGCCGTCTTCGAGTTCGACGATCGCACCGAGCGGCGCGCCGGGGATCGGCGGCACCTCGTCGGTGGGGATCGCCTCGAGTTCGGTCACGAAGACGCGCGTGCCGAGCGGCGTCTCGAGTCCGGTGCTCTCCCAGTTGACGCCGACCCACGGCTCGCCCTGGTCGACGCCGCCTTCGCCGGTGAGCACGCCGTACGCGGCCGGTTCGCGGATGATGCGCACGAGCGTTCCGGCGTCGGCACGGGTGAGGTCGAGCGGCTCGTCGAAGCCGTCGGCCTCGGTGTCGTCGTCGTATCCGCCCGGCTCGTCGAGTTGGCCCATCGCGAGCAGTGCCTCGAGCGAGAGCACCTTGAGGGATCCGGCGATGTCGATGAGCGCGGCGGCCTGGATCCGGGCGATGTCGCGCCGGGCGACGGTGTCACTCGTCACGCCGGCGGCGGCGCCGAGTTCCTTCTGCGCGAGCACGGGGTCGAACTCGCCTTCGGTGTAGAGGTTCATGAGTTGATTCCTTTCGATCAACGGTGCTGGGTTGAAAGACCGCGAGGCCCGCCGCATGGGGGGATGCGAACGGGCCTCGCGGCGTGATCGAGCCTACTTCCCCTTGGCCTTCTTGCCGCCCTTGCTCGGCTTGTCGTCGGCCTTCTTGCTCGACTTCTGGGCGAACGGGTCGACGCTCGCGAGGTACGCCTTCGCGACGGCGATGTCGTCGGCGTCGGCGTCTTCGAACACCCATGCCGCATTGTTGCCGCGACCCTTGCTCTTGTCCTGGTCGAGGCGGGCGAGCACCTTGCGCTCGCCGATGAAGCCGCGGAGCGACCCCTTCAGCCACGCGCCGAAGATGAACACCTCTTCGTGCTCCTCGCTCTTCTCGGGCTTCTTCTCGTTGAGGTGCACGACGTCGGCGACGATCACCTCGGCGTCGGAGTCCTCGAAGCCCTTCACCGTCTGCTCGCGCAGCGGGGTCACGAGGAACAGGTCGCCGACATGCTTGGGCGTTGCGAGCTTCCACCCGTCGCCGCCCGCGGGCGCCTCGCTCGGCTTCGCGAACTCGTCGTTCGTGCTCTTGCTGGGCTTGCTCTTGTCCTTCGCCATGATCTGGCCTTTCTCTTTCGGGGTTTCGCATCGCGGTTGCGATGCTCATTCTCGGTGCTGCCGAGTTGTGAGGGCCGCCGCCGCCCGAAGGGGGTCAGCACCGCCGGCGGCGGCCCAGTCTGCTAGACCCCCTCCGGGGCGGCGAGGTCGACCGACGTGTCGATCGCCTTCTTGCCCTCGTTGCGCCATGCGCGAACCTGGCCGCTGAGCGCGTTGCCCTTGCGGCCGAGCACGAGGTCGACGACGTGAACGGTGCACGTCGCCGTCCCCGCGGGGAGGTGAATGAGGATCGCCTTGGTACGGCTGAGCTTCATGTCGATGCGCTCGTCGGTGTCGAGGTCGTATGCCTGCGACGAGGCATACATCTCGAGCTGCTGGGCGATCTTTCCGGCGCCGAGGTCGATGCGCCCCGTCTTGATATCGGCGACGACGCGCGTCGAGCGCGCCATGCCGGGGAGCTTGACGAGCGCGGTGCGGTCGAGTCGGCCGCCGACCTTGAGCTCGTCGTTCACGACCGTCTGCTCGATGAGATCGAACTTGATCCCGGCCCGGCGCACCGCGTCGGCGTAGGCCTCGACGTCGGCGAGGTCGGCCGGCGTGATCTTCCCTTCGGTGAGGAGGTCGCCCACGGCGTCGATGCCCTCACGGTCGTAGAGTTCGCAGAGCGCGTGGAGGTCGGTGCCCTTCTGCGCCTTCTCGTGCACGCCGCCGAGCTCGAGGAGCTCCTCGGCGAGCGCGTTGAGCGCCCGCTTGAAGTCACTCCACGCGCCGTCAACGATCGTCGCGAGTTGGCCCGTGACGAGCTTGCCCTTACGGTCGGCCTTGTGCGCCTTCGCGAGTGCGACATCGCGGGTGTGGATCAGGTCACGCACCTTCGAGACGACGGGGTCGGGAAGCGTCTCGCGCCCCGCCTGGCCGTCGGTGTCGTTGATCGCGACGCCCTCGAGGAGCATCCGCATCTTCCACTTCGTCAGTGCCGAGGTGTCTTCGAGGTTCGCGATGTAGGTCGTGGCTCGCGTGTAGCCGATGGTCTTGCCGTCGCTCGGCCGCTTGACCTTGTATTGGTGGTTGCCGTTCTCCTCGAAGTCGGTGCGCGGCGCCTCGCTCGGGAGGGCGAAGGGCTCGGCGGCGGCCTTGAACTTCGTGATGCTCTCGACGCCGGCGACGAACTCGCGACCCTGCTCGGTCTGCACTTCGGTGACCGCCTGGACGGCGGCCTTCGCGGCCTTCACGGCTTCGATCGCCTTCTCGATCTTCTCGGGCGTCGGGTCGATGATCGCCTCGAGCCCCTCGGGGGTGGAGGTCACGCCCGTCTCGGCGGCGGCGCGGGCCGCACGCTTGGCGAGGACGCGGGCGCGGATCTGCTCGTCCGTCTCCTCGTCGCTCGCCTCGGCCGCGGCGTCGCGTGCCGTCTCGGCGGCGACCTTCGCGGCGGGTGCCGCATTCTCGTCGGCGAGCACCTTGCGTGCGGCGTCGGCCGTCTCGTACTTCGGGCTCTTCGCCTTGCGCTCGGCGGCGCGGGCCGCGACGTCGAGCAGCGCCGCGGCGTTGTCGTCGGCGAGCTTCGCGGCCTTGCCCTTCTTCGCGGGTTGCTCGGGCTCGGCCTTCTTGCCCTTCTTCTTCGCGGCCTTCTTCTCGCGGCGCGCGAGTTCGGCGGCGAGTTCGGCGGCGCGCTGCTCGAGCGCCTTGCGCTCGGCCTTGCTGAGCTTCGGCTCGGCCTTCTTCTTCTTGCTCACGGTGTATCCCTTCGGGGGTTGTGTTGTTGCGGTGCTGGATCAGGGGATGAGGGTATCGACGACCCACGACGCGCCGGCGATGACCGCGACGATCGCGAGGGCTCCGAGCCAGCCGCGGACTCTCTCCTTGATGCGGCGTGCGCGGAGGTGCGCCGCCATGACCTTGTGGAGGTTGGCCCTTGCGGCAGTCCACTCGGCCAGCCATGCGGCCTCCTGGTCGAGGCGGGCTCGCTCTTCGGGGGTCATTCTGAACTCCTTGGCTGGGTGATCGTTACGACCAACCCTAGTGGTCGGCCAATGGCTTGTCAAGCGAAGCGGTCGAGCCAATGCGCGAGCGGCAAGAGGATCGCCTTGCGGAGCGCGATGTGAAGCCGCAACTCGGCGAGATAGAGCATGTAGCCCGAGTGCGCGAGCGAGCCCTCGGGGGCGTCGGCGCCGGTGTGTCGGAACATCACGCACCCACCTTCGGCCGCGTCTCGGTGTGCCAGTGGTTGAGGTCGAGGCGCATCTCGCCCTTGTCCACCGCCTTGTGCAACTCGGTGTGCGAGCGCAGCATCGTCGGCTCATCCTTCATCGCGTCGTAGGCGTTCGGGTGGAACAGCGCCATATGCGAGGCGACCGTCGTGACGTCGACCGGAGGCACATAGTAGCCCTTGTCGACGTCGGTCGCCTCGCCGACCAGGCGCGCACCGAGCACGCGCTCGAAGACCTTCTCGGCCTTGCCTCGCGGCGTCGTCCACGCGTCGTCGCCTGGCGCCTCGGGCGGCGAGGTGAGCGACGGGTCGCCGCGGCGGATCGGGGCGAGGTTCGCCGCGGCCTTCGCGTCGCGCTTCTCGCGCTCGCGCTCGGTCGCCCATCGCGCTTGCTGACTGCCGCCCATCGCGGGCCGGCGCAGCGGCTCGGCCTTCACGAGCTTCACCTTATCGGCGGCGCGCACCTCGCTCGAGGCTTCTCGCTTGCCGTCGGTCACGGTGATCTTGACGCTCTTGCCCTTGGCCTTCGCGCGCGTCACCGTCCACGGCTTGCCGCCGAGCTCGACGCGGTCGCCCTTGGTGACGTGCGCCCATCGGGTCTTGCTCATGGCTGGGTCATCCTTCTCGGGTCGGTGGATCAGAGCGCGCAGGGAACTTGCGTGCCGTCTTCGAGCACCTGGCAGATTGTGTGAACGGCGGTGCCCGGTGTCGGGCCGCTGAACTCGGGCACCGGCTCGGGGTCGACGACCTCGGGCTCGCTCTCCTCGAAGCTCTCGGCCTCGAGGGCGGCCTGCTCGGCGGCGATCCGGTCAGCCTCGGCCTGAGCAGCGGCGGCGGCTTCGGCGGCGAGGCGCGCGGCTTCCGCCGCGGCGGCCTGCCCGGCGGCGACGCGCGCGGCCTCGACCGCGGCGGCTTCGGCTTCCTGCTCGGCGGCCAGCCCGTTCGGCGCGTCGCTCGGGACGGTGAGCGGGGTACTCGTCTCGGTCACCGAGGCAGGCTCGGGCACCGCCGAGGCGATGCCGACCGTCGCGGCGGTCGCGCCCCCGAGCACGGCGAGCGCGATGAAGCCGCCGACAAGGCGGTCACTGATCTTCTTCTTCATAGTCTTCTTCCTTCCATACGAGCGGGGGCGAGGGCTGAAGTCTAGCGACGTGCGCCGACATCGGCTTCGGGGGTGGCACTGGGAACGTGCTGCGAACCTTCACGCGGCGGCCTCGACCCATGCGGCGAGACGGTCGGCGAGGTCGGCGTCGTGCTTCGCGACCATGCCCACGAACATCGGGAGCGAGGCGCGAACCGTCGAGGTGTAGTTACCCGCTTCGAGGCCTGCGAGGATCTGGCGGCCCATGTCGACGGTGGCCTCGGCCTTGGTGCCGAACTTCGGGTGAGTCTTGGTGCTCTGCTTGTTGGTCATAACGTCAGTCTATGGCCGACCAATGGCTCACGTCAAGCCCCACGCGAAACTCGCTCGATCCGCGCCTCGATCAACGGCCAGTAGTCCGGCGTCAACTCAACGCCGATCGACTCGAAGCCCTCGAGGTAGGCGGCTTCGAGCGTCGTGCCTGAGCCGGCGAACGGGTCGACGACGCATCCGCCCGGCGGGGTGACCAGGCGCACGAGGTAGCGCATGAGCGCGAGCGGCTTGACGGTCGGGTGCGCAACGCCGTCAGGCGTCACCGGACGTTCGCTCTTCGGCGCCTTCGCGACGTAGAAGAAGCGCGACGCGCCGCTCTGCTCGTCGAGCGCGGCGGCCTGGCTCTCGTCGAGGATGACGTTCGCCGGCCAGCGGCCTGACGCTTTCCCTTGGCGATCACGCGCAGCGTCACGGATCGCTTCGACGTGCTCGGCGTCATCCATGAATGGACGATTCCAGCCATCGTGACTCGCCTTCACTGCGCCCGAGGTCGAGCGCCCGCCGAGCAGGGAATCCTCCGTTTCGATGCGCGTCGCGTCGATGTTGAGCGCGCCGGTGCCGTGCGCGAGCACGTTGGCCGCGACCGTCTTCTCGCTGAGCGGCTTGCGCGCGACGACGATCGGCTCGAAGGCGGGCTTGAGCGCGGTCCCCCAGCCTTGCCACTCGCGCGCGGCGTCGGTGGTCGGCGCGGTCGTGTCCCACGACCCCGCAAAGTCGCCCGCCATGCTTGATCGAACTGTCCCCGACTTGCCGCCAGGCCCAACGACTTCGCGCGTCGCGCCCGCGGCCTTGTCGATCGCCTTCGAGACGTCGAGCGACTTCGGGAAGCCACTGCCGTACAGCCATGCGATCGAGTCGCGCACCTCGAAGCCCGCGTCTTCGATGCCGGCGGCGAGGCGGTGCCAGGTGCGCGAGCCGCCGAACGCGAGCAGGTGCCCGCCCGGCTTGAGGATGCGCATGCACTCGGTCGCCCACCGCGTCACCCACAACTCGAAGGCGAGGCCGTCGTGATTCTTGTACCCCTGGGAATGCGTGCCGCCCTTCGCGAGCGGGCCGCGGTCACTCTTGCCGCCCGTGGCAAGCTGGCCGATCATGCCGGCCGCGAGCTTGACGGCCTTATCCCAATCCTTGCCCATGAAGTCGATGCCGTAGGGCGGGTCGGTGACGATCGCGTCGACCGAGGCGTCGGGGATGCGGGCGAGCTCGACCATGCAGTCGCCGCGCAAGAGCAGCGGCGGGAGCGGGCTCATCGGATCACCTCGCGCAGGATCGCCTCGGCGAGCAGCGGCGGCACGGCGTTTCCGATCTGAAGCGACACCTTCCCGATGCCGCCCGCGAAGGGGAAGTCGGCGGGGTAGCTCTGCAAGAGCGCGGCCTCGACCGGGCTTACTCGGATCGTGCCTTTCCGATCCTGGCGCGAGACGCCGCCCTTGACGAACTCGCTTCGGCCAGGGCCGCCGATCCGGTCGTCGGCGGCGACGGTTGTGGCGGGGCGGCTCGACCAGATATCGAGTGCATCGAGCCACCGGCCCGCCTCGCGCTCGGCGTTGAGTTTCGCCCGTGCCGCCGAGCCGCCGAGCATGGCCGGATCTTGCCCGCCCGTATGGCCGCCAGGCGAACCGTCGTTCGCGCCGCCCGACACCGTGAAGAAGGGGCGTTCGGTCATGCCCCAGCCGAGCGCGTCGGCCATGCTCACCCACGGGAGCACGCCCTCGTCAAGCCGCTTCGGGTCGCGGGGGTAGTAGCGCGAGTGCGTCGGCGTCGGCATCCGCGCCTCACCGTCCCAACGCGCGACGAGGATCGCGCGCTTGCGCGTCTGCGGCACGCCGTACATCTCAGCCTGAAGATTGCCCGTCACGACCGAGTAGCCCCACTCGCGCATGACCTCGGCGCACGCTTCCCACACGGGGAGCACGGTCGGCACCTGCTCGAAGACGACCAGGCGGGGGAGGTCGCGGGCGGCGTGCGCGAGCGGGGTGAGCACGAGCGCGGTGCGCGGGTCGTGCTTCTCGCCGAACGCGCGGAGCTTCGCGGGGTCGAGGTAGGCGCGCTCGCGGATCGCTTCGAGCACGTCGTCGAGCGCGCGCCGTCCGGCGCCGCCGCCCGCCATGCTGAAGGTCTGGCACGGCGGCGACGCGATGAGGAGGTCGTGCAGCGGTGCGAGGCCGGGGGCCTTGAGTCCCGCCCAGACATCGCGGTACGCGGTGCGCATGCCTGCCGCCTCGCGCGTCGCGACGGCCTCGGGCATGAGTTCCACGCCGTGCTCCTCGATGCCGAGGCGGTGGCAGGCCACGCCCCAGCCTGTGCCCGCGAAGAGGTCGAGGGCAACGATGTCGTCTTCGAGCGGGGCGCTCACAGCCCGGTCACCTCGTCGAGGCCCCATGCGCGGAACACGTCGCTCGCGTGGGTGTAGCCAGCGCCCATGCGCCCGCCCGCCGCGACGCCGTCGGCAAGCTCGACGCGCCACCGCGCCGGGTCGGCGCACGCTCGCTCCCATCGGCAACTCACGTCGGCGAAGCGCGTCGGGGTGAGGCGCGGCGGCTTCGGCACGTAGCGGCGGGGGGTCGAGGTGCGGCGGGGCGCGCGCGTCGGCTTCGGCTCGACCATGCGGCCGAGGGCGAGGCGCACGACGTCGAGCTCGGCGCCGCTCACCTCGATTACGTAGCGGGCGGGGGCGGTCTTGACGGTCATGGCTGGATCCCTTCGGGGTGCCCGCAAGAGTTGCGGGTCATTGGCTGACCACTGTATCGTAGCACTCATGACTGACGACAACGCAACCCCCAAGCCCAAGCGCAAGCCGAGCGGGGCCGCCGTCAAGGGCGGCGCGCCGCGGCCGACCCTCTACCCGCGGCAGCTCGTGCTCATGGTCGACGACATCCTCTTCGAGGATGTCGCCCGCATCGCCGCCGAGTTGCGGCTCTCGAAGAGCGAGGTAGGCCGAACGCTGCTCACCGCCGGCCTGAACTCGTGGAACGACCTTCGCGGCGAACGCGCCGAGGGCTGAGCGCACACCGAAGGCCCCCGATCCGCTGACGAGCGGAGAATCGGGGGCCTTCTGCTATGCCGCGGGCGGCGCGTGGCACGCGCACGGGCATCCGAGCAGCGCGCAGAGCTCGTGATGGCCGGCGCGGCACGCGGTGCCCTCGGTCGGGAATCCTGGGTTCATCCTCGGAACCTCGCTTCCATGCTCTCGGCTTCGGCGACGTCGGGACTCATCGGCACCCGGCCGGACTCCTCGGCGAAGCGGATGCCGCGCCAGACGACGGCGCGCGCCGGGAGGGGCTTGAGCGTGAACGGCGGGCGGCTCGGGATCGTGCCGCCGCCGAGCAGCATCTGCCGCTTCGAGACGCCTTCCATGCTCGAGTGTCCGGTGAACGACGTGGCGATGAGTTGATCGCTCCACCGTTGCTGGCCGCGGCTCTCGAGGTAGCGGCCGAACTCCGAATAGAGGTCACTCGCCGCGATGACGCCGGCGGGGTCGGCGACGAGGTGATCGCGGAAGAAGCCGAGCACGGGGTCGGCCTCGCCGCGCCATTCGTCGAGCGCCTCGCGAACATGCTTCGGCTTCGCGGGCACCTCGCGATAGCTCTCGACCGCGCCCTCGACGAGCCATGCGAGCATCGCGGCGGCATCCTCGGGGTGCCCCTCGGCGAGCCGGTCACGCAACTCTGAGTCGCCGTCACGCTGATTCGTGCCCGGCTTCGGACCCGGCGTGCCGGCGTCGTCATCGGTCGCAGGCCGATACGGGGCGACGAACTTGAACGGGAACGGCACCGGCGCGACGCGCTCCCAGATCGCATCGTCGACATCGACGATGACGGGAAGGTGATTCGTCGCGCCGACGAGGGTGTGCGTCGCGGGGAAGGTGACGAAGTCCTGACGCATGCGCCGCCCGCTCAGCACGTTCGTCCCGGCGAGCAGCTTGATTCGCTGGGCGTTGAGCCGGCCGCCGCGGGGGAGCTCCTCGAAGATCGCGAGGCGCGCACCTTGCAACGTCATGATGTCGGTCGGGTGGTCGTTGTCCGAGCCGAGCAGAAGCCGCTCGGGCACGGTCACGGCGTACTCGCCGAGCGCCTTGCGGACGCCGCCGAGCACGGCGGACTTGCCGTTGTCGCCGCCGCCGACGCAGAAGGGGATGGACTTGTCGCGCGAGATGCGCCCCGTCGTCGCCTGGCCGAGCCGCACCTTGAGCCATGCCCGCGTCGACTTCGGGAGGGCGCGGAGTGCCTTCTCCCACGACGCCGAGCGCGCGCCCGGGTGATACTCGGCCGCCGCGACGCGGGTGAAGTAGTCGGCGGCGCGACGCTCGCGGAGTTCGCCCGTGCGCAGGTCGACGACGCCGTTGCGCACGTTCAAGACGTCAGGGTCGGCGTCGAGGGTCGGCGGCGCGTCGAGCAGGATACCGGCGATCAGGCGTGCCGTCGCCATGATCCGGGTGCGGGACTCGAGCGCCTTGGCCTCGGCCTCGGTGCGCGCGTCGCCGCGGAGGATCGCGGCCTTCGTCACGTCGGCGCGGATCGTGCGCAGGCGACGGCGCACCCGCTCGGCGAGCGTCGCCTCCTCGGCAGGCTTCCAGACCGTGCCGTCGTAGCGCATGAGGCCGATGCCGGGCACGTTCGCCCACGTCTCGCCGAGCTCGTCGGCGAGGAGTTCAGCGAGGGCAGCGTCGGTGATCTGATCGGCGCCCGTGATGATCTTCTGCACGACGATCGCGGCGCGCCGTTCGACCTTGCGCACCTCGATCGCTTTTGGGTCGTTGCGCTCGGCGATCACCTTGCGCTCGGCCTTGGTCACGGCGAGCGTGACGGGCGGCAGGCCGATGCGCTTGATCGATCCGGCGAGGGCGTTATCCCAGTGCCGGCCCGCGTCGGCCCAGTCGGCCGAGTATGTCTCGCGGGCGACATCGAGCGCGGTGGCAACGCCTGGCGCGCCCTCGGCGCCAAGGCGCACGAGGTCGGTGATCGCGCCAAGCATGTCGTCGTGGCTCATACCCTTCGGCTTGACGCGCTCGAGCACCTTGCGCACCGGCTTCGAGGGCTTGCCACCGACGAGCCGATCGCGGAAGGCGGCCTCGTCGGCGGACGGGGCACGGTCGGCGCTCTTCGGCGTCGCCGGCACGAGCAGCCAGTCGGGGGCGGGGGCGAGCTTCGGCTTCGCGGTGAGCTCGGGCCCGTAGTAGACCATGAGCCCGTTGCCGCCGCGCACGTCGCAGCCCTTCAACCGGGCGCCCTGGTACATGAGGCCCTGCGCATTCGTGAGGGCGATGCCCCTCGGCGCGGCGTAGAGGCGGTGACGGCCGCCGCCGAGCGTCTTGTAGTCGAAGGTCGGCGGCGGGGTGAGGCCCGCGGCCTTCAGGGACTTCGCGCCGTCGTCGGGCACCTTGTCGGTGTCGAGGATGACGAGGTTCGCGGCGCCCGCGTGCACGCCGATCCAGCATCCGTGCTGCTCGCCCTGCCACGCCGTCGCGATCTTCTCGGGATCCGTCGTTGCCCAGTCGACCCATGACGTGCCGCGGGGGACGGCGGGCACCTTGTGGCGCTTGCCGTCGGGCGCCTTGTAGATCGTGACCGGGAAGACCGGCCAGCCGGCACGCGCGAGCGAGAGGGCGATGCGCAGCGTCTCTTCCGGAGCGGGGAGCCGGATGCCGCGGCTACTCACCGAGGGCCCCGTCAACCATGCCAGGGATGTCGAGGTATCGGCCGCGCTCGCTCTCGCGCTTGATCGCCTCGAGGGCGGCGCGCAGGCGGGCGACCTCTTCGGGCACTGCGCGCAGGCGGGCCACCTCTTCGGCGAGCTCGCGCTTGGTCATACCCTCGGGGGCCAGACCGTTCGCGTCGGCGCCGTGCTCGGGGAGCATCCACGATCGGCCATTCGAGCGGTGGACACGCCCATCGTGATCGAGTGCCATGAGGCAGGGCGGCCACGTCGCGAAGGGCGAGGGGGCGCCGCATCGGCGGTCGCCGCTCATCGGAGTGCCTCTCGGGCGAGTTCGTCGATACGGATGAGCGCGTCGTACATACGTGCGTGCTCGGCGATGCCGCCCGGATAGGCGAGTTCGATCGCCTCGAGGGCGGTGCGGTAGCGGGCGGCGTTCGCGGTCGCCTCCTCGTGAAGGCGGCGCATGCGGTCGAGTTCGGCGGCGTCGGTGGACTCGACGAAGTGCGCGGCGTCGAGCATCACGCCGGCGGCGAGCGAGTCGCGGGCGAAGAGCGGCTCAACACGGGTCGCCTGGGCGCGGAGCGCGGCGGCGAGCCACCTGCGGAACTCCGAGTCACTCGTGAAGTCGGCGGCGGTGTAGAGGTGCGCGTCGGGCCGCGTCGTCTTCGGTTCGGGGGTGAGTTCGGCGGCCGTGACGAGCAAGCAGTCATCGCGACTCTGCGGCATGTCGAGCTCGTAGACGATGAAGCTCGGGTCGCTCGGCTGCGGGGCGGTGACGTGCGCGATCGTCGTGACGAGGTAGCCGCCCCCGAAGTTGTGGCGCACGCGGTCGCCGACCCTGTAGCCGCTCATCGGAGCGCCTCGCGAGCGGCCTCGATCGCGGCATCGACGTCGTGTTGCCAGCCGTTCATGCTCGGCCGGTCGTTCGCCTCGATGATCGCGGCGAGGGCTGCGCGCTCGGGGGTGATCGCGTCATGAGCCTCGCGGATCATCCGGCCGAGTTCGAGGCCGACCGCCTGCAAGATGGAAGCTTCGCCGGCGCCGCCTGTCGCGGCCTTGTCATCGAGCACGCAGCCCGCGCTGATCCTCGCCGTCGCTCGCGCCTCGATGCGCGCCCCGTCGAAGCGACTGCCGTGCTCGATGAACACTTGGACATCCCACACGCCAGGGAGGCGGGCGGCGGATGCCACGAGGGTAGCGAGGGCGCGGGCGCGATCGGCGCCGGGATTCAGGTAGAGCGGTTCGGGGGTGGTCATGTCGTAGACCCTCTCTCTTGGCTGGGTGTGCTCACGGTTGGGAGTGTTGAGCCCCGCCGCCTCGGTGTCGATCATGCCCGACATCATCGGGCGAGCCTCGCGAGGCGGCGGGGTGGGTGACCCAGCCATGAGTCACGACGAGCGTAGCACATGGCCGGGGCATTGGTGGGGCAATGGGTTAGGCGGGGAGTTCGCGCTCGAGGTCATCGAAGGCGCGCGCGTCGCCCATGTGCGGATACCACGGCTCGATGGGATCGCCGAGGTATCGGAGGTAGAGGGCGCCCTTGGCGATCGTCGCGTCGAACGAGCCGGCGGGAGCGAACGCGGACGGCTGGCCCTTGCGGATCAGTGTGCGCTTGGTGCTCGGGGGGTACGCGTCGAGCTTGAACCATGTCAGCGGCTCATCGCGGAGCTCGGCGGCGATGCGCTCCCAGTCGATCGGTGCGGATGGAGGCGCCTCGCGCTTGAGTTCGTAGGTCATGGGTCAAAGGTAGTTCAGGTAGTGCAAGTAGTCAAGGGCTGCAACCCCTCCCTGTACTCACTTCATGTCACATGCGCACGCACCAATGTTTACGGAAGGTCCTTGCACCCCCTTGCAGTGACCCCTAGCGAGCGCTCCGCGGCAGATTAGTGGTCGCCCTCGTCGCTTATCTCGACCGATCCGTCGATTTAGTGCAACGCTTGTGGTCGGCCAATGGGTCGCGTATGATGGAGGGATGACCGATTCAGCCATGACCGAAGAGCCCGAGGGCTACGACGATCACCTCGACGCGATCGAGGCACGACTCGAGGGGTGGGCCGGCGCATGAGTCGCACCTACCTCGGCACGACGCTCGGCGCACCGACGCCCACGCATACGATGACCGAGAGCGCCGAGGCCGCGCGCCAGGCGATGCGCGAGCAGCGCGTCGAGCGCATCGTCGGCAAGCTCGTCGCCAAGCATGAGAAGCCGAGCGTGCCCTCGGGCGGGTGGCCGGTGCCCAAGTCGGCGCAGCAGCTTCGGCTCATGGCCGAGGCGCTCGACTACGAGGTGAAGATCCTCCACGGCTTCTACACGATGAACGCCGGCAAGAGCAACGAGACGAAGGCGCCCGCCGTCCAGGTCCAGGGCCTCGACGTGCGTCGCGGGTATGGCTTCCGCGCCGTCTGGGTGCGAGGGCGCGCCGCCACCGATGGGTGCGTATGGTACGAACGGGGCGTGACTCCGCGCACCGGCCAGCCAATGGGCGTCACCGCCCTACTCGAAAGGATCGGACGATGATGATCTTCCATCACCTACGACGACTGATCTACCGGCTGGGCTTCCGGCCCCGTCCGAGCTCGGTGTGGTATTCGCCAACCCTCGCGTGGGCGCGCGTGGCCGACGAGATGCGGAAGGGCATGGAGCAAGCGCTCCGCGAGGAGACGATCGAGCGAGGAGACGGACGATGAGCGCACGCACGTACAACCGCTTCGAGAGGTGGGTCATCGATCTGCTCTGGCGCATGACCAAGAAGCGGCGGGCCCGGCGATGATCTTCCGCGACTCGGCCAGCGTGCCGCACGACGAGACGCCGATCGAGCAGACGATCGCCGCACTGAAGGCCGCGGATGCCAGGGCGCGCGAGTCGCTCCCCGAGTCGCCGCCCGGCTACCACTGGCGCGCAACGCTCGAGTTCGAGGGCATCGACCACGACTTCGCCACGCGCGGCGCCGACGCGCCCGCCTTCGCCCGCCTCACGTACCGCCTTCAGTCCGATCGCCGAGGGTAGGATGCGGCCATGAGCAAGAAGCATCGGGGCCCGAAGCCCGAGGCGGATGCCGCACCGGCCGCCGACCTCATCGAGGCGCGCGTCGCCGTCGAGCGGGAATGGTGCTACGCCGGCTGGCTCACGCACAAGACGCCGCGGCAACTCGCCGCCGAGAGCATGCGGCCCGCCGAGCGCGGCGGCCTCGGCTACTACCTCGGCGTGCCGGCGGTGCGCGGCCTCATCGAGCAGGCCCGCGCCGACCACGGGGCGCTCGTGAACCGCGAGGCACAGGTCGAGCGCGAGCTCCACGACCTCGACCTCGTGCAGCAACTCGCGATGGCGAGCATGCGCCGCGCTGCCGAGGTCGAGGCGCTCGACATCCACGCGATGAAGGCGTTCACCGAGGCGGGCGCACAACGTCGCAAGCTGCTCGGCCTCGACGAGGCGACGAAGGTCGAGGCCACGGTAACGACCCGCGACGCGGTCACCGAAGAGCTTAACGCGATGCTCGCCCGCGCCGGCCGCGATCCGATCGAGGCGCGCGGTGAGTAGGCGCCGGGCGCACGCGTCGCTCTGCCCGACGCCCTCGAAGGGCCGGTACGGCTCCGAGGCCGAGGCATGCGAGCACGGCCAGGCAACCGAGCAGACGATGCAGCACGCCGGCCTGAAGCCGCGCCCCTTCTACGTCTACCGCTGCGCATGCGGCGCGTACCACCTCACGAGCCACTACCGCGGCCAGAACGGCGCGCGCAATACGAGAGCGAGAATCGAATGACCCAGGAGACATGCCGCAACGTCGGCGAGCTCACCGTCGGCGGCAAGACCGTCGGCCTGATCCGGTGCGACTTGCCGGCCGGGCATGACGAGCCGCACCCCCTCGTGCTCGACGTGCTCGGCAACGAGGTCGAGCCGCACCGCGCCGTGCTCGAATGGTCGGTCGAGGGCGAGGGCGTCAACCTCATCGACTGGCCCGAGGCGAACGACCCGGCCGAGCGCTTCGACGTCGAGGTGCCGATCGCGCCGGTCGGCGTCTGCCCCGTCGAGAGTTGCTTGCTCGATGCGGGGCACGTCGGGGGTTGCGTGCTCGAGATGCGCGATGACGCCGGGCGATAAGGCGCTCGCGCGCTGGGGCGCCTTTCTCGACGAGGCGGTCGACCTCGTGCGCATGGGCGCCTCGAAGGATGCGCTCGCCGAGCACCGGCGCCTGCGCACCCGCAACGACCCCGCGCTCTTCGCCCTGGTCTACCTCTCCCGGCATCTCGCCGACCCCGCGACGGGGCGCGTCACCCTCTCCGATGTGCACGTCGCATGGGCGAAGAGTGCGAAGACGTGGCGCCGGCGCGCGGCGAAGCCCATGAGCGACCGGCGCGCCGAGGTCGCGCCCCGCGAGATGGGCAAGAGTACATGGTGGTTTCTCATCCTCCCGATGTGGGCCGCCGCGCACGGGCACGTCGGCTTCGCCGCGGCGTTCGCGGACACCGACACCCAGGCGCAAACGCACCTCGCGAGCTTCAAGGCCGAGCTCGATACGAACGCGCTGATCCGCGAAGACTTCCCCGACCTCTGCCACCCGAAGACCCGAGGCCGCGGCACCGTCGAGGCCGACCGCGTCAGCCTCTACCACGCGCGTTCCGGCTTCGTCTTCGCGGCGGCCGGCATGGACTCGTCGAACCTCGGCATGAAGGTCGGCGATCGTCGCCCGGACCTCATCATCCTCGACGACATCGAGCCGCACGAGGCGCGCTACTCGGCGGCGCTCGCGAAGAAGCGATTGAACACCCTGCGCGAGGCGATCCTCCCACTGAACGTCTATGCGCACGTCGTGCTCGTCGGCACGGTCACGATGCAAGGCTCGATCGTTCACCAAGTCGTGCGCTACCTCCGCGGCGAGCGCGACGAGGCCGACGACGCCTCGGGTAACGCGTGGGTCGGCGAGGATCACATCGGCGGCCGGCACACGCTCCCGATCATCACGAAGGCCGACGGTACGCGCGCGTCCATCTGGCCGAGTAAGTGGCCGCTCGACTTCCTCGAGTCCATCGAGGGCACCCGCGGCTACCTGAAGAATTACGCGAACGACCCGCTCGGCGCAGACGGCGACTATTGGACCCTCGACGACATCACGAAGGCGCGCGAGGTCGGCAAGACGATGGGCCTCGGGAGCATCCGCGGCGCCGCCCCGATCCCGGTTACGCGCATCCTCGTCGAGGTTGACCCGGCCGTGACGACGAAGAAGTCGAGCGACTACACCGCGATCGCGGTGATCGGCTGGCAGCCCCCGCCGAAGGGCACGGCCGGGCGTGGTCGATGCATCGTGCTCGAGGCGCGCCAAGTCAAGAAGACCGGCGCGGCGATCCGCCTCGACGTGCTCGACACCGTGCAACGGTGGAACGCCGGACTCGTGCGCATCGAGTCGAATCAGGGCGGCGACCTCTGGGAACAGGTGCTCTGGGGCATGCCGGTCAAGGTGCGCGCGCACCCCGCGGGCACCGCCTCGAAAGAGGTGCGCGCGGCCGAGGCGCTCGACCACTACCAGCGAGGTCGCGTCGGCCACCTCGAGGGCGCCGCACTGCGCGACGCCGAGGGCCAGATGGTCGCCTTCCCGAACGCCCCGCACGACGACCTCGTCGATGCGGTCGGCGCCGGCGTGCGCTACTTCCTCGCCCCCCGCAAGGCGCGCGCCGACGTCGGCGGATCGTCCGCGGCCTACGTGTAGGATGCGGCTATGGCTGACGCTCCCGACGACATCGACGACCTGCGCCGGCACCTCGGCGCCGCGCTCGCGCTCATGACCGAGAAGGCGCCGGGCTACCGGCTCGGGAAGGCGTACTATGAGGGCACCCGATCCGAGGTGTTCGCGACGGTCGCCCTCGAGGCGCTCCTCTCCCAGTCGGCGGCCTTCGCGCCGATCAGCCTGGCGCATATCCCGGTCGACGTGATCGCCGATAAGGTCGAGCTCGCGTCGGTCGTCACGGACGGCGCCGGCGCCGAGGCGCTCTCGGTCGTCGTCGATGGGAACGACCTCGAGTCCGAGTCCGATGACTACGTGCGCAAGGCGTGCTATTTCGGCGACTACTACGCGATCATCGACCCGACCGAAGAAGAGGACGACGACGCTGCCAAGATCACCGCCGAGGGGCTCCGCGTCACCGGCTCGTCGCCACTCTCGACGATCGTCGTCTACGACGCGAAGTACGGACGCGAAGCCCGATACGGGGTGAAGGTGTGGACGGTCGGGTCGGGCGCGCTCGCGCAGACGAAGGCGCTGCTCTTCTACAACGACGTCACCGTGCGTCTCGCCTCCTCGCTCGGCGTGAAGGATCCGAAGCCGACCGACTTCGACTACGACGTCGAGCCGGGCGAGGACGCCGACGCCGCGATCATCCTGCACCCGGGCGGCAAGATCCTCGTAAAGCACCTCGCGATCGGCGGCAAGCCCTACGGCGTGCCGCTGCACCGCAAGGCATGGGGCCCACAGGATGCCGTCACGAAGATCAGCGCGACGAACCTCACGAACGTCGATGCCCAGGGCTTCGCCTCGCGCTGGGCGCTCACGGACCCGGCCGCCGAGATCGACGACGACATCGACGACGACTTCGGCGACAACGGACCGACGACCGACCCCTCGAACACGGACGGGATTACGACCGCGACGACCGGCAAGAGCCGCGTGCGCTCGACGCCTGGCGCGATCACGATCCTCCGCGGCGTCAAGGCGGTCGGCCAATTCACCGCAACTGGCTCCGATGACTTCCTCAAAAACCTCGACTGGTATGTCCGGGTCATGGCCGTCGCGACCGGCATCCCGCTCTTCGAGTTCGACCTCACCGGCGAGCAGCCCTCGGGCGAGTCCCGCCGGCGCGCCGAGGGCCGGGCGAACAAGAAGGCCGCGAAGGTCAAGCGTGAGGCCGGCGCCTTCTTCGAGGCGATCGGCGACACCGTGCTCGCGCTGCTCGGCTCGGCGGGCACCGTTGCTGCAACGTTCAACCCGAGCGAGACGAGCACGGATAAGGATGGGCTCGAGCTCGTCTCGCTGAAGATCAAGACCGGCGTGCCGGTCGCCCAGGCGCTGCTCGAGGCGGGCTACACCGAAGAGCAGGTCGCGAAGTGGTACCCCGAGGGCAGGCCCGCGATCACGCCCGAGGTGCTCGGCATCCTCGCGACGGCGCTCGCGCAACTCGGCAACGCCAAGACGCTCGGCGTGCTCACCGACGACGACCTCGTCGCGATGCTCCCCGAGATTCTCAAGGGCGCTCGCGGCGACATCGGCCCGCTTCCGCCGGCTGACGACGACCTCGTCGAATGAGCGCCGAGCTCGACCTCGCGCGCCTCGAGCGTCGGGTGGTCGCGATGGGCGGCCTCGGGAAGTGGCTCGCGACCGTCGATCAGCTCCGCAAGCTGCTCGCGATGGGCGAGCCAGACATCGCGCAGCTCGTGCTCTCGCTCTCATCCCCCGAGGTCGAGGCGCAGGCGCTCGCCGCGACCTTCGACGCCTTCGCGGCCGGCGCGGCGGATGCCGCATCGATCGTCGAGCAGCAAGACGGCATCGACGATGTGAGCCGCAAGGGCCGGCCCTCGAAGGCCGCCCAGAAGATCACCAAGGGGCTCGACCGCGGGGGCCGCTCAGCGATGAGCAAGGCCAAGAAGCTCGCGAAGACCGGCGCGGATGCCGCGACGATCCTCGCCCCGATCTTCGCCCATGCGACCCGCGTGCGCCGCTCGGTGTCCGACGCGATCACCCTCGCCGGCAACGAGGGCACCGCAACCGTCGCCGACCGCGTCGGCCAGCCGACCGTCTGGGTCGCCGAGACGACGGCATGCGTGCAGTGCCTCGCCTACTCGGGCCGCGTCGCCAAGCCTGGCGAGGAGTTCCCGGGCGGGCTCACGTTCGGCCCACCTCGGGCCGGCGCGCCGCTGAAGTACCCGCCGCTGCACCCGCACTGCCGATGCACGATCGAGCCGCTCAACGATGCGAGCTACGCCGCAGCCCTCCGCCGCGAGGCTGAGCGCTCGATCCTGCGAGGCTTCTCGCTCGAGTCCGAGTCGATGGCGACCAGGATCGACGCGGCGCGCCGGCTCGTCGAGGGCGGCGTCGATGCGCCGAAGAGCGTGATCGCGTACGCGCGCCGCGCCATCGCCGCGGGCGAGTTCCCGACCCGCGCGAGGCCGTAGTGGTACGATGCCGCGTATGGCGCACGGCAAGGGATTCGACGAGAGCAAAGTACCAGACGGCCCTGCCGCCGATTGGTTCTACTCGGGCAAGCCTGGCGAGAGCGATGAGCGCGAAGGCCTCTCCGATGAGGAGTACGACGAGACGAAGGCGCGGATGCTCAAGCACGTCGCCCCCGAAGACCTCCCTTGGGCGAAGCCGGTGAGCGAGTAATGGGCGTCGGATACCTCGGGCTCTTCGACGCCACCCGCCACACCGGGCCGAGCGAATACGCCGACCGCGGGACGCCGGTCACGACGCTCCAGGCGCATCACACCGCATTCCCGAGTGATGAGGGCTCATACGACCTCATGCTCCCGGGCGGGCGCACCGTCTCCGCGAACGGCCTTCTCCTGATGGATGCCACCCTCGTCGAGGTCGTGCCCGGCCACATGCGCGCCTATACCTCATCGTCGAGCGCCGACCGTTGGTGCATCACCGTCGAGGTGGTGAATCAGTCGGGCGGTCCCGGCTGGGACATCTCCGAGGTGCAGCGCAAGCGACTCGCGAAGCTCGCGCGCGAAATGGCCGCCGCCGGCATCCTCTCGGGCGGCGTCGCCTTCGTCCGCGCGCCGGGCGGTATCATCGGCCACAACGAGACGCCAGGATCGTATGCGACCGCATGCCCCGGCCCGAGCATGAACCTCGACCACGTCGCCGCGCTCGCGCGGCTCGGCGACATTGAGGTCCCCGCCATCGACTATGCGCTCTTGCGCCGACAGAAAGAAGACACCATGTACGTGAAGAGCGCAAACAACAACTGGGTGTACAACGTCTTCACCGACGCGAACGGCGCGCCCCGTATGCGCCTTTGTTCGGGCAACGAAGCTGCGTTCGCCACGAAGGGCGGGCTCGTCATCGTCGCCGGCGCCGACGCGGCCGGTGACAAGACTCTCGAGAATATGGCCGCCGAGATGAAGTACCAGCTTCCGGTCGTGCCACAGGTCACGCTTGCATCCTGATCGCGATTCCACCCACCCCCGAAAGGTACCCCGCATGACGCTCGACAACCGCCACAAGATCGACCGCCCCTACTGGGCCCGGCCCGGCTTCGCCCTCTTCGCCAAGCGCGCCGACGACAATGACCGCGCCACCGACGACGACCTCGACGAAGACGACGAAGACGACCTCGACGAAGAGGACGACGAAGAGGACGAGGACGCCGACAAGAGCGAGGGCGACCTTCGCGCCGAGCTGAAGGCCGTGCGCGCGTCGCTCGGCAAGGCGAACGGATCCAGCAAGCGGAACCTCCGCCGCCGCCGCGAACTCGAGGCCGAGCTCGCCAACCGCCCGCCCGCCGGCAAGAAGTCCAAGGGCGACGAGGTCGACGAGGACCTCGACGTCGAGAGCATCCGCGCCCAGGCGAAGGCCGAGGGCGAGAAGGTCGGCAACGACCGCGTCAAGCGCGCCGAACTCCGCACCGCTCTCGCGAAGGCCGGCGTTCGCGATGAGGGCGCGCTCAAGCGCCTCTCGGGCATGGTCGACCTCGACGACCTCGACCTCGACGACGACGGCAACGTCGATGGACTCGACGACGCGATCGAAGACCTCCGCGCCGACGTGCCCGCCCTCTTCGACAAGCCCCGCCGCCGCCGCACCTCCGTCGCTGGCGACAACGACCGGGACGGCGGCGCTGGCCGCAAGCCTGCCGAGAAGACCGCCTCACAGCGCCAGGCCGAGTCGCTCCTGCGCCGCGGTCACTGAGCCCCGCGACACGGGACCCGCCGAGTGCACCGACCTCGGCGGGTCCCGTCATGCTACGATCCCGCATAGAGGCTTCTCGCCTATAGCTCGGAATGAGCCCCGGTATCCGCATTGTGCATGCCGTGGTCGACTCTTTCGAGAAGGGGGCCCCCGTGGCTCGAAACACAATGGAAGCTTGGCTCCGCGACGAGCAGGGCTCCGAAGTCATCAAGCGCCTCGAGTACTACTCCGTCGCCGAATCGCGCTTCCGCGCGATCCCGATGAGCGGCGCGACCAAGACCGAACCGCGCATGGCTGACATGTCGGTCGCCGTCGTCGCCAAGGGCGCAGCCTACGGCGAGGACGTCGCGAGCAACGACGAGGTGCTCCTGACCGCGATCAAGTTCGGTTCCGCCCTCCGCATCGCGGAAGAGGACATCGACGACGAGATCGCCAACATCATCGAGGCGAAGAAGCAGAGCTGGGCCTCCAGCTTCGGCGTCTTCCTCGATAACGCGACGCTCGGCACCTCGGCCGCGGCGAACGGCGGAACGGTTCCGTTCACGTCGGTCTACCGCGCGATCACCCAGGCCGACGCCGCGGTCGGCTACACCGCGAACGCGAACTACGCGAGCGTCATCGCCACGATCACCTACGACTCGCTCAGCGACCTCGCGAGCAAGGTCGAGGGCTCGGGCTACGGCGCGCCGTCCAATGCGTTCATCGCGCACCCCGTCGTCAAGGGCGCACTCCGCAAGATCAAGGATACGACCGGCGCGCCGATCTTCACCGCCTCGCCGCGCGAGGGTGACCCCGACACACTGTTCGGGTACCCGCTGCTCTGGTCGCAGGGCGCCGTGGTCTCCGCCACGGCATCCGGCACCCAGGCCGCGACGCTCGTCGGCGCCGGCGTGAAGGGGACGGCGGGCAACCCGCTCATCTTCTTCGGCAATCTCGACTTCGCCCTCCTCGGCAAGCGCTCGGGCATCGAGTCGGTCGTCATCGACGGCCGCGACGGGCTCTCGGCGCTGACCGACGAGACGATCCTCAAGGTTCGCGCCCGTCGCGCCTTCGTCGCCGCGAACATCAAGGCATTCGCGGCGCTCGAAGTCGTCACGGCGTAACCCGTGAGCGGGGCGGCGGCCGTCACACCGCCGCCCCGCCTCCCCTCACCCGCCGCGCCGAACGAAGGGCCGATCATGGCAGAAGAGAAGACCACCCAGGGCGACGACTCCGCCGAGCTCGTCACCCCCGAAGAGCACGCGCAGACGACCGAGAGCGTCGACCCTGACCATGCCGTGAGCGACCCCGAGGTGTCGACCGACGTCGAGGTCGCCGCGCGATCGGCCGACATGGAGGAGCCTTCCACCGAGCACCGCAAGGTGTTCGTGCTCGGGCCGAATCCGGCGTCCCCCGATACCAACCCGTACACCGAGGCGGCCGGGTACGACCACGAGCCGAACAAGGCCGCGACTCGTCAGTACGCGATCGACTCGGGGCTCTGGCCGACCGGAGATGTTCGCGTCGTCGGTCGTGCCAAGAAGCACCCAGACGGCGTCTCGTGGGTGCTGACGTACGCCGTCGAGGTCATCCCCGCGCACAACGCCGCAGATGGCGCGCAGTCACCCCGCGTCGTCGCTGACGACGGTGACGCCGAGGGCGCGACGAACTACCTTCCCGCCGAGGATGTCGAGCAGCACGACGACAACCTCGACGAGGGTGCCGAGCCGGCCGAGTCATAGACCGGTCGAACGTCGGGGCGCGGCATTCTTCGGGGGGTGCCGCGCCCCTTCCACACTCCGCAACGAAGGGAACGACATGACCGCCGAGGCATGGGCAACCGCAGCCGACGTCGTGACGCTCACGGGCAAGACCGTCACCGAGGCGCAGCGGGCGCAAGCCGTCGCCGCCCTCGAGGTGCACATCGGCCTCATCGAGGCGGTCGAGCGCGTCGATGTCTCTGACCGCGACCGCTACTTCTTGAAGCTCGCGACGTGCTACCAAGCGGCGTGGCTCGCCGCGCAGCCCGACCTCTTCGAGCGCAACGACGTCGCGAACGCGAGCCAGGACGGCGAGAGCGCGACGTTCCGCGCCGACGCGCACACCCTCGCACCGCTCGCGCGCAAGGCCGTCAAGCGCCTCTCGTGGCGCGGGCCTCGCGAGCTCAACGTGCCAGGCATGGCCGCCGCGACGGTCGTGCACGACGTGACGAGCGAAGCGTTCGACGACTCGCTCCCGTGGCGGCCGGTGTGATCGCCACGACGCGCGGGGCGATCCTCCGCGGCACGAGGGTCGACGAGTTCGGCGAGACGGTCGACGACAACGGCGGCACCGTCGACTCGTGGGTCGAGGTGCGCAAGAATTGGGCGCGCAACCCTGAGGGTGTCGGTACCGGCGTCTTCTCGCTTGTCTCATTCTCCGCGGCGGCGCGCGTCGACTTCCCCGGCGACGTCGCGACGTGTACTCGCTTCACGCGCACCGGATCGGGCGCCGGACGTATCACGACAACACTCGACACCGACTTCCCCGGGGGTGGCCTCCCGCTCGTCTTCCGCATCCGTATGCGCGCGTCGGCCGATATCCCCGGCGTAACGGTCGTGGCCCGACCAAACCAGGCCGGCGCCACGAATCAGCGCGTCATGGCCGCGGGCGTCACCATCCCCGCCGGCGTCAGCGAGGTCACCGTCGCCGACCAGAGCTTCGCCGCGGCAACCGGCTCGGCGCCTGGCGTCGGCTTCGCGTTCATCGGCGACGTCGCCCAGGTCGGCCAAACGCTCGACCTCACCGCATGGCAGATCGAGCAGACGGATTCGGTCGATGACTACTTCTCGGGGAACACGCCCGACGAGGCTGACCGGCGCTTCGGCTTCACCGGCGTCATGGATCGCTCGACCTCGATCCAAGAGAATCTCATCCGTACCGTCATCGACGGCGCGGTCGTCGGCCTCGACGACTTCCCCGTGTCGATCACCGAGCACGGGCGCGCGGTCTTCGATCCGGCCGAATCGACGTACCGCACGGTGCGCGAGCTCGTCGCCCGCATCCCCCCGCAGGTCGCCGCGCTGCTCCTCGACGGTGACCGGCTCCGCGACAACCGCACCGGCGACGTCTACATCATCGACGAGTCCGAGCCCGTGCGCCGCAGCGTTTCCGGGCGCGCATCCGCTAGTCTGTCTCTGAGGCGCACGGACGGGTAGACCGTTCAGCCTCACACCGACACTATCCGTAGAGGGGGTGCCCGAATGCCGATCGCTCGCTTCGTCGTCACTCGGGTCGCCGACCCCGGAGAAGTCGCATCGCAACTCGAGCCGAAGATGCGCAACCTCGGCAACGCGATCGCGCGCCGCATGCAACGCCTCGTACCCAAGAAGACATGGGCGCTGCATGACACCGTCGACACCGAGACGGAAGTGAACGGCATGACCGTCACGACCCGCGCGGGCGCCGGCGGCGGCAAGGTCGGCTATGCGCTCTTCGTCGAGCGCGGCACGAGCAAGAGCCCCGCCCAGCCCTACATGCGCCCCGCGCTCTTGCAGAGCCGCGCCGGTGACTTCAAGGAGGGCACCGCCCCCGCTCGTCACGGCGTCGCGGCGGCCCGACCTGCGAGGCGGTCACGATGACGGCCGCGCCCCCGTTCCCGCCGAACTCCGACCTCGTCGCCCTCGCGTGGCTCGCGCAGCGCGTGCCCGGCATCGTCGCCGCCCAGGTCGCCGCCACGCTCCCCGACGTCGCGACGTGGCTCGATGAGGGCTTCGTCACCGCGCGCAGCATCCCCGGCACGCAGCCGAACGTGGACATCCCACTACGGCGCCCCGTCATTCAGGTCGACTGCTGGGGCGCCGGCGGGGCACAGACGGCAAAGCCGCATTGGCCCAAGGCGTTCCGGCTCTCCGAACTCATCCGGCTCGCGACCGAGACGCCGCAGCAATACGGCCGGCCCGTCACCCTCCCCGCCGAGTATGCCGGCGCGCGCGTGCAGGCGGCCTACCTCATCGCCGAGCCGAGCCGGGCCGAGGGCGACCCGTCCGGCTACGCTCATGTGACCTTCGACTTGGCGCTCGACTGGGTGCCAGCATGACCCCCGAATCCAACCTCACAGAAAGGGGCGGCGCCGTGGCTCGAAAGACCAAGGTACGCACCACGTTCGAGCCGCATGTCGTCATCTCGATCGACGACCGCGAGCTCGAAGATCTCGAACGCCAGGGGCTCATCTACTCCGCCAGTCGCGAGGGCTTCGGCTCCCACGACTGGGAAGACGAGGCCAAGTCCGAGGCCGAGAGCGAGACGGCACCCGCCGCCACGTCGACCAAGAAGAAGGAGGGCTGACATGCCCGTCGTGACCACGAACCTGATCCAGGGGCCCGCCGTGCTCTGGGCTGGCATCTTCGGTGTTACCGAGCCGGCAACCGTCGCCACCGCGCCCGGCGTCGGGTGGACCGACGTCGGCGGCACGCAGGACGGCGTGACGCTCTCGGTCGAAATGGAGTTCTCAGAACTCGCCGTCGATCAGCTCGTCGACATCCCCGGCCAGCGCCTCACCAAGCGCGTGCCGAAGATCAAGACGAACCTCGCCGAGGCGACGCTCGCGAACCTCGCGATCGCGCTCAACGAGCTCGCCGGCACCGTCGTCACCGGCAAGTTCACCCCGAGCTTCGGCGCCACGGTGTTCAACCCGAACTACGCGGCGCTCATGCTCGACGGCATCGCGCCGGGTGGCTTCAAGCGCCGGATCATCCTCCGCAAGGGGCTCCAGATCGGCAACGTGGAAGCCTCGTACAAGAAGGATGGTCAATTCTTCTGGCCGGTCGAGTTCGCCGGGCATTACGTCTCGAGCTCGATCGCCCCCTTCTCGATCGAAGACGCAACCTCGTAACACCCGCCGGCGCGGCGCTCGTCACGGATGCCGCGCCGGCACCCCCTCCTCACCCCCGAAACGAAAGGCTCACGTCATGAGCAAGACCCCGACCGATCGGAAGCAGGCCGGCGGATTCGCCGCGCCCATCCGCATCGACTCCGCCACCTCGGCCGCGAAGATCGACGGCGCCAAGCGCGTCGCGATCTTCGAGCTCGACGGCGTCACCTACGACATGCCCGGCGCCGTGCGCGCCGACATCGCACTCACCTACCTCGACCTCGCGGCGGCCGAGGGCGACGACGCGGCGGCGCACTACCTCATCATCGAGACGCTCGGCCGCCAGGCGTTCGACGCGCTGAAGGCCGTGCGCGGCCTCGACGACGAGGCGTTCGAGGGCATCATGACGCGCGTCCGAGCGGTCGCCCTCCCAAAAGCAACCGACCCGAGTCCGAGGCGCTAGAACAATGGGCATGGGCGTACGCATTCATCGAGGAGGTGGAATCTGACATGTCGGCATTCCACCGCATCGATGACGTGCGCACCATGCCCGCGCTTCGGTTCATCAACTTCGCACTTCGCCTTGTCGCCTACAAGGGCATCGTGCGGGCGCTCGTCGAGCAGGCCGAGCACGAGAAGGCCAGCGTCGACCAGACGCCCCCCGCATCGCGTGGCGGCTCGACGAGCCGCGACCGCGCCGTCGAGTCATCCCCGGCGAACCTGCGCCACGACCCCGCCCTCGCGGGCCTAATCGAAGTGAGGTAGCCGCGTGGCCGGTGGAGTAAAGCTGCTCGAGGGATACGTCGAGGTCACCGCGAAGGCGGACGGCGCCGGCAAGGATGCCGCGAAGAAGATCGGCGACGACATCGAGTCGTCGCCCGATGCTGAGCGTGCGGGCTCGGGCTTCGGCAAGAAGCTCGTTGGCGGCATCCTCGCCGCCGGCGCGGCGCTGAAGATCGGCGCCTTCATCGGTGACTCGATCACCGCAGCGTCCGACCTCTCCGAGACGATGAGCAAGAGCGCTACGATCTTCGGCGATCAGGCCGCCGCGATCGAGACGTTCGGCGACAATGCGGCCAAGAATCTCGGCCTCTCGAAGGCCGCCGCGATGGACGCCGCCGCCGGCTTCGGCAACATGTTCACCCAGCTCGGATTCACGAGCGACCAGGCCGCCGCCTTCTCGCAGAGCACCGTGCAAATGGCCGCCGACCTCGGCTCATTCAACAACCTCCCGACGTCCGACGTCGCCGACCGGATGAGCGCCGCCTTCCGCGGCGAGTACGACTCGCTGCAAGCGCTCATTCCGAACATCAACGCCGCCCGCGTCGAGCAAGAGGCTATGGCCGCCACGGGCAAGACGAACGCCGGCGAGCTCACCGCCCAGGAGAAGGCTATGGCGGTCATGGCGATCGTCCAGAAAGACGGCGCCGCCGCGATGGGCGACTTCGCGAAGACCGCCGACGGCGCCGCGAATGCGCAGAAGACCGCCGCCGCGCAGACCGAAGACCTGAAGAGCACGCTCGGCACGTCGCTCTTGCCGGTCGTGCAAGAGATTCTCGGCGTCGTGACCTCGCAATTCCTGCCGATGCTTCAGAGCTTCGCCGAGTGGATCGGCAAGAATCAGGGCGTCATCATGCCCCTCGTCATCGTGCTCGGCGCGCTCGCCGCGGCGGTGTGGATTGTCAACGTCGCGATGTACGCGAATCCCATCGGGCTTATCATCGCCGCGGTCGTGCTCCTCATCGGGATTATCGTGCTCCTCGTCACCCAGTGGGATACGATCGCCAAGTTCCTCGGCGAGGTGTGGGCGCACTTCCTCAACGGCATTACGATCATCACCGACGCCTTCGTCGCATGGTGGGATGGAATGTGGGCCGGCTTCGGCGGCTTCGTCACCGACGTATGGAACGGCTTCATCGGCTGGATCCAGGGCGTCTGGGACGGCTTCGTCTCGTGGATCATGGCCGTGATCCTCGGGTACGCCACGTTCTGGTATAACGTCTGGCTGGGCATCGCGAGCTTCTTTACCGGCATCTGGGACGGCATCGTCTCGTTCGGCCGCGACGCGATCAACAACCTCATCAGCTTCTTCACCGGCCTCCCGGGGCAGATCATGGGCGCGCTCTCCGGCGCCGCGACGTGGCTCGTCGACATCGGAAGCGACATCGTCGCCGGCATCTGGGAGGGCATCCAGGACGCGTGGGGGAACCTCGTCGATTGGTTCTCCGGACTCTTCGGCGACCTCATCGGGATCGCGAAGAAGATCCTCGGCATCGCCTCCCCGTCACGCGTCTTCCGCTACGAGGTCGGCGCGATGATCCCCGCCGGCGTCGAGATGGGCGTCGAGGCGGGGATGCCGTCGCTGAACCGCACCATCAGCGGCATGGTCGCCGTGCCATCGGTCAGCTCGACCGGTACAAGCTCCTCGACCTCGGCCTCGATGGGCGGCTCGTCGCGGGGCGCGCAGCAAACGGTCAACCTCACGATCAACGAGGCGACCGACCCGCTCGGCTCGGCTGGCCGCGTCGGCCGCGAACTCCGGAAATGGAAGGTGGCATGATGCCGGCTATCACTCTCGCATCCGACGCAGATGCCATCGAGTTCTACTCCACGCCCGACGTTAACGGCTGGGTCTACGACAACGCGACGATGAGCTCGTGGCTCCGGCTCGCCGAGGTCGACGTCAAGCTGAACAAGCGCCCCAACGCGCACGGAACCTACCTCCCCGATCAACTCTTCACAGTCGAGCACCGTACCGAGTTCGCCGGCCAGTTCTACGGGGAGACGGCGCTTGCTGCCACGGTCGCACGCAACCGGCTCGCCGCCCTCTTCAACGACGGCCGGGCCGTCGTCATGACCGTTACCGACGACCTCGGCGCGACGGGGCGCGTCGGCTTCGTCATCGCCTACGACCCCGAGTGGATGCCAGACGGGCATTTCGCCTTCGCTTTCGCCTTCGCCGCCCCCGACCCGCGCCGCTACGCGCCCTCGGTCGAGGAGGCGACGGGGCTCCCGTCGCCCTCGTCGGGGCTCCTCTGGCCGCTCGGTACGACGCCCGGCCTCTTCTGGGATTGGGGAACGCCGGGTGATCCGGGTCGCGTGACGCTGACGAATCACGGCAACACCACGACATTCCCCGTTGCTTACGTCGGGGCCGGCGGCACGCTCTCGGGCGGCTTCCGTCTCACCGAAGTCGAGACGGGGCGCGAACTCGAGTTCCCGGTGTCGACGGGCGGTGGCGTCGTGCGGCTCGACAGTCGTACGCAGCGCGCCACGATCAACGGCGGCGACGTGACCGGTGACATGACGCGCAAAGAGTGGTTCTCGATCCCGCCCCAGGCGACGCGAAGCTACCAATTCGCCGCGCTCGGCGGCGTGACCGGCGCGCCACTCTTCCAGCTTTTCGGCGCTGACGCCTACCTATAGAGGAGAATCGGAACCATGACGACGACCAAGGGTTTCATCACCGGGGCGGCGACGACCGCACTCGACACGCGCAAGGCCGACGCCGCCAAGCTCGCCGCGAACGCCGCCGGCGTGCCTCGTGTTGGCGTGCTTACCGATATCCCGAATATCGTGACTTCGAACTCGTCGACCGCGCCGATGCGCGTCGCCGTCGCGAAGGCTGACTTTGCCACGACGCGCGGCGTAGCCGACGGCGCCGCTGTATGGACGAATGACGGTTCGATCTTCGTGACCGTCACGAAGCCCGTGTCGAATTCGCATTACGTAGTCATCTACGCCAAGCACAACGACGCCGCCGCGGGCGACGCGAATAGCGATTCGATCGTCGACGTGGTCACCGGCACCGCCGCCGCCTCGCCGACGGTGCCCGCCGTGCCGACCGGTGCGCAGGAGCTCGCCCGCGTCTTGATCCCGTCGACCGCAACCGCGACGACGAGCGCCGGCGTCGTCATCACGAACACCTACCCGATGACCGCGATGCGCGGCGGCCTCGTCAACCTCCGCGACGCGACCGAGGCGACGGCTTGGACCCCCGCGCCTGGCGCGAGCGCCTACCGCCAGGACCTCGCCTCGATCGTCGACCGCATCGGCGCCGCATGGGTTGTGCGCGGCGGTGGCACGATCCTTCGCACCTCGACCGCGATGGCGACGCACGCGACGCCGAACACCGCCGCCGTGATGTCGTGGAACTTCGAAGACCGCGACGACCTCGGCGCGCACGACAACGTCACGAACCCCTCGCGCCTAACCGCGCCCGCCGCTGGGCTCTACACCATCACGGCGAAGATGCGCACCTCGTCGACCTCGTTCGCGTCCGCGATCCAACTCGGCGTGAACGGCACCCCCGACGCGACGACGGTCGTTTGGGCGCGAGGCGGTGCGCCGGGCGGCGCTTACCCGAGCGTGACCCGATCCTTCCAACTCAACGCAGGCGATTACGTTGAGGTCTTCTCGCGGGGCGAGGCGGGCGGCCTCACGATCACGCCGGCTGAGTGTTACGCCGAGATGATCCGGGCATGACCGGCGTCAACTTCGGACTTGCGGAGTACAACACGGGTGACCGCATCCTCGACCTCCCCGTACTCGAGGGCGCGTCATGGGCTACCATGCTCAACCGGCCCGATCAGTTGTCATGCGCCATCGACCTTCGCGACGCTGACGTGCAAGCGCTCGACACACCCTCGACGACTGAGCCGAAGAAGACGGTTCTCTTCGCCGAAGCGCCGAGCGGGGAGATTCTGGCATGGGGCGTCATCTCGGGCCGGACGTGGAACGATGACGACCGGACGCTCGCGATCGTCGCCTCGGGCGGCGGTCAGTATTTCAACCAACGCATCATCGCACCGCCCGCCGCCGCGACGGGTGCGATCATCCTCGGGGATGGGAGCGTGACGACCGCCTATGATACGACCATCAACGACGTCACCCTCGGAAGCGTCGGCGTCGCTCTCGTCGCTCAGGCGCTCTCCTGGTCCGGCGCACCGGCTGCTTACATCCTCCCCGCCCCGATCGCCGATGTCGGCCGCACCTCGGGCACGTACCGACTCGTCGATTACAAGCGGGTCGGCGCGGCGCTCGATGACTTGACCAAGCGTGAGGACGGGCCGGACTTCGCTTTCGACGCCCAGCGCACGACGGATGGACTCGGGCTCGAGTACCCGATGCGGGCCGGTAACCCGCTCCTCGGGCAATGGGTCGGGTCATGGCCGGTCGGCTCGATCGACTCTCCGGTGCATGCTCTCGTCGTCACCGATGACGGCGGTTCGATCGCAACGCATGTGTGGATGCAGGCAGGTAAGACCGACTCCAAGGTCATCGTCTCCCGCGCCATTAATCAGCAACTCATCGACTTCGCCGGATACCCGGTCACTGACCTTGTCGATACGTCGCACACGGATGTCACGATCCAGGCGACGCTTGACGAGTACACGGCCGAGAATGCGGCCCTCGCCCGCGCGGTGAGCCGCACCCTCTCCTTCACTGTGCGCGGTGACGCGGCGCTCGCTCTCGGCCAATACCGCCCCGGTGACTGGGCGGCGCTCGATGTCTCCGATGGGAACCTCTATCTCCCCGAGGGTGCCATCGGAATTCGCATT